TTTTACTTACAAGAAAAGGGACCAGATATTTTTTACCAGATTTTGGAACAAGATTATATGAATATATCTTTGAACCTCTTGATGGACCAACATTTAGTGATATTGAATCTGAAATTAGAGATAGTGTTGGACAATATTTACCCGGAATTAAAATTACAAATATAGATATAAAACCTGCAACATCTGATTATTCAGACCCAGGAGCAACATATATAAGCCAAAATGGTACAAGAGAATATAAAATACCAGGACTAGCGGAAAAAGAATATACAGCAAGAGTCAAGATTGATTATAAGATTACTAATTCAGCACTTGAATCCAGTGATTTTGTTATTTTAAATATTTAATAAGAAGATATGGCAGATAAAAAAATATCCTATACGGTAAGGGATTTCCAAGGGGTAAGAACCGAACTTATAAATTTTACAAGACAATACTATCCAGATCTTGTACAAAATTTTAATGATGCTGGTATTTTTTCGGTACTTTTAGATCTAAACGCAGCTGTAACAGACAACCTACAGTTTCACATAGATAGAAGTATTCAAGAAACTGTACTACAATACGCACAACAAAGATCTTCAATATATAATATAGCCAGAACATACGGACTTAAAATTCCTGGGCAAAGACCATCAGTTACACTTGTTGATTTTTCAATTACTGTTCCAGCTTTTGGTGATAAAGAAGATTTGAGATATTGTGGAATTTTAAGAAGAGGAGCCCAGGTTAATGGTGGCGGACAACCATTTGAAACTGTTTATGATATTGATTTTGCATCAGCTATTAATGCTGAAGGATTTCCAAATAGATTAAAGACACCGAACTTTGATTCAACCGGAAGATTAATTAACTACACAATTACAAAAAGAGAAGTTGTTGTAAATGGTACTACAAAGGTTTTTAAACGAATAATTACCGCAAACGATGTTAGACCATTTTTTGAATTATTTTTACCGGAAAAAAATGTTTTAGGTGTTACAAGTGTTCTAATCAAAGAAGGTACACAATATACGACAATACCACAACCACAAGAGTTTTTAGGTCTTGATAATAGATGGTATGAAGTACAAGCATTAATGGAAGATAGAGTCTTTATTGAGGACCCAACAAAAGTATCTGACAATCCAGGAATTAAAGTTGGGAAATATATTTATACAAGTAATAAGTTTATATCAGAATTTACACCAGAGGGATTCTTCAAAATGACATTTGGTGGTGGTAATACATCTGCTGAAGATCAATTAAGAGAATTTACAAGAGATGGTGTTGGATTTAACTTGTCAAAGTACTCAAATAATTTAGCCCTTGGTAGTACTCTTAAACCAAATACAACTATGTTTATTCAGTACAGAGTTGGTGGTGGTCAATCTAGCAATTTAGGTATTAATGTTATAAATCAAATTGGTGTTGTTTCATTTGCTGTTAATGGACCATCTGAAAGTGCAAATAGATCTGTAATTAATTCATTAAGATGTAACAACTTAACTGCGGCAATTGGTGGCGCCAATGCACCAACTTCAGAAGAAGTAAGACAGATGGTTTCATTTAATTTTGCAGCCCAGAATAGAGCTGTTACAATTAATGACTATGAATCAATAATTAGAACTATGCCATCCCAGTTTGGAGCACCAGCAAAAGTAACAATAACTGAAGAAAATAATAAAATAAAAATTAAATTACTTTCTTACGATAGTGATGGAAAATTAACGGAAATAAATTCCAACACACTAAAACAAAATATTGCAAACTACCTATCAAATTATAGAATGATTAACGACTATATATCTGTTGAGAGTGCAAATGTAATTGATTTAGGAATTACAGTTGATGTTGTATTAGATGCTAGTCAAAATCAAGGATCTCTCGTTACAAAAATAATTGATATTGTAACACAATATTTTGCACCAGGAAATAGACAAATGGGAGAAAACGTATATGTTTCAGATATTAGAAGACAGATTCAAGCGTTAGATGGTGTAATTAGTATTTCTGATATGTTATTTTTTAACAAAATTGGAGGACAATACTCTTCATCTCAAACATCTCAAAGATATATTGATGAAAACACAAAACAAATCGAATTAATTGCCGACACAATCTTTGCTGAACCAACACAAACGTACCAAGTAAGGTTCCCAAATAAGGATATTAATGTAAGAGTTCTTAATTTTAAGGGTATTAACTTTTCTTGATAATTTATTTTTTTGAAATAAAGATTATTTTTTGAAAATAGGAAATAAACTATTTATCAAAAAAGAAAAATTTAATGCCTAAATCTTATAGAATAAGAACCAAAGTAGGAATTGACAAAGCAATCAAAGTCAATTTACAACAAGACTTTGAAAGTATCAATATCCTTTCACTTAAAATTTTACAAAGTGACATCTATAACAGACAGTGTTCTGACTATGGTGTTATTGTAGGTAGAGTTTTTGTAAACGGTGGGTTTGGTTTACCAAATGCAAGAGTATCAATATTCATTCCTTTAAGTGACGAAGACGCTGACAATCCAGTAATTACTGATTTATACCCATACACAAGTATTTCGGACGTTTCAGAAGATGGATATAGATACAATCTATTACCAAAAGATCCGGCATATGATGGACACGTTGCAACTGGTACATTTCCTAATAGACAAGAAGTTTTACTTGATCAGTCATATATTGAAGTTTATGACAAATATTATAAGTACACAACAAGAACAAATGAGAGTGGTGATTATATGATTTTTGGGGTTCCACTTGGAACTCAAACTGTTTTTATGGATTGTGATTTATCAGATATAGGGTGTTTTTCATTAGCACCACAAGATTTGATACAATCCGGAATGGCAACAGAAGCTCAAGTTGATGGAAATAAATTTAAGTCATCATCTAATCTGGCCGAACTTCCTCAAATAAAAACACTCAATAAAATTGTAGAAATACCACCACTTTGGGGTGAACCTGAAGTATGTCAATTAGGTATTACAAGAGTTGACTTTGATTTGACTTCTGAAGCAAATGTTAAGATTGAACCAAAGTCTGTTTTTATGGGATCAATTATCTCAAATAATAATGATGACTTTTTAAAAATTAGTTGTAAACCAAAAAATGACACTGGAAACCTTTGTGAATTAATTGCGGCTCAAGGACAAATATTAGCAATTAGACAAACAATTAATAACGATGATTTAGGTCAACCAATTCTTGAACAATATCAATTAGAACAAGATGGAAAAGTAATTGACGGTGACGGCGCATATTTGGTGAATCTACCTATGAACCTTGATTATGTTTACACAAATGAATTTGGTGAACAAGCAATATCGACAGATCCCGCAATTGGGATCCCAACAAAAGCAAAATATAGGTTCAAATTTAAATGGAATAATGAATCCGGATTACAAAATGAAATTCAACGAGCAAATTTCTTTGTTCCAAATATTAAAGAATATGGTTGGAGTAATGGATCTGGTTATTCTGATGACCCACTAAAAAATCCAGGTCAAATATTTACGTATAGCTTTACAATACCTGCTGGTAACCCATCAACAGGACCACAAACTATAAACCAAGATGGTGGATTTGCACTACAAGGTGTAACAAATGTCAGTAATTTTTCCGTTTTGATTGATGGACTACCTTATTACGGTGATATAAGTGTTATTCCGATTACTGCAGGACAAACAATTGAAATTATACCAAGTTTTATCGACCCAATGACGGACGCGACAGTTGTTTATAAACTATATGAACAAAATTATTTTGACTTATTACGATCATATTCGTTCAGTTTAGATTGGGACGATTATGTAAATCCATCTGCCGCAATAAATTGTGAAGATACTTTTTATGAGTTTCACTATAATAAGGTTTACACAACAGCAATGTTCCTTGATAGATACAAGAACGGTGTAAGTAGAGCCAGACATTTAGGTATAAAAGAAATTGACAATAGGAGTTGTAAAACAACCGTTAATACATTCCCAGTTAATGATATAATACGAAACTTTGATTGGATATTTTTTATATTCAATTTATTAATGACAATATTAGCAATACC